CCATCAGCAGCAGAAGCTGTCCAGCTTGTTACAGAACCATAATTTGCGAACTTCAAGCAGACTTGAATCATTCTGATAACCATTTCACGGTCGATTTCAGCCTGTAGCTCATAGCTCATGGCGTTTGTGAGCTCAGCATCAATGTCAATGCCGTTCATGTTCTTCAAGTCCTGCTCCAACTCAACGGACCAGCGAGCTGCAAGTCTACGTGTACCAGCTTCAACGGCTGTCTTCTCGAAGGAGATAGAAGCTGTTGGAATCTGAGAAGTAAACTCATAGTTGGCTAGCAACTGAGCAACACCTTGATCTTGACTGATGATCTCGAAGTTACTGTTAGAAGCATAGGTGGCTAATTCAGCAGAAGAAGCACCAGTGAAACGAGTGTCTAGGTATTGATAACCAAGTTCACCAGAATAGGTACCACCGAATGTGCCAGTGTTACCTGGGCTCTCTACACCAGCAGCAGCTGCCTGCCATGGGTAAGGTCCAGGGTTGCCGTAGGCAGCATCATTGTACTTGCCTGGGATCTGGCTGCCGAGCACGTCATTGTCGTACTTGTAACGCAAAGCGAAAGCAAGACCGACTGGACCGCTCATTGGCTGAACACCAACGATTTCGTTGGTAATCAACTCAGGGAAGGTACGACGAATCATCGGAATGAGGATCTTTGGCAAACGAGCATCACCGGTAGCATACCAGTCAGCATTTGTTTGTCCAGAGGAGTTGTTTACAGCTGCGCCGAAACCACCCATACCGCCATTAGCAGCATAAGCGCCACCGAAAGCTGAACTTGTAGATCCAGAAACGTTGGCTCCGGATTCTTCAATGCACCATCTTTCTTGGTTCTCAAGAAGAATGGCAGTGTTAAGACGAGTGTGGTCGTCTTCGATGTGTCTTACGTTCTTGCTATTAAAGTCAAGAACCGGAGACCACTTCTCAAGAAGAACGCTGGCTCTATCTTGAGAAATATAGGACTGTGAAGGTCTGATATTTTTCATATGTTTATTTTATTTTAGACATTATATGATGTCAAATCATAATCAGGCTTTTGCCTCAATGGAAATTTTATTTTAGTGTCTAGAAAGCTCCTGCATGTACATGTTCAATGGAGGGTGATCAGATGTATCTGATGTACCTTCCTCGAGTACCTGTGAGTTTTCTTCAACTACAGGGCGATCAAGATTTCTAGAAACAGATTGGGATACAGCTTGTTCAGTCAAGGTTTCGAGGTTTTTGAGCTCATTCTTCTCGAACATTTTGCAAGTGTATTCATAGTTTTCTTTAATGAACTCAGCAGACTTGCCTTTGAATACCTTGACTAGATAAGATTTCTTATTAGCTGGTAGACCAGATGTCTTTTGTTCAAAAACTAAATTAGAGCAGGCTCTATTGAAAGACTCGTTGAGTTGCTTGTTTTCAGACTTAAGGGCTTCAATAATCTTGGAGCTTTCATCAATCTTTTGCTTACCATCCATGACCGCTTCCCGGATGGTTTCTTTGCCCAGTACCAAGTCGACTGAAAGCATGCTGCGTAGCTCGTTTAGAACCTGAGCAGATCTTCTGTTCTGTACAGCCTCATCAATGGCTGTTTTTGGTAAATTCTCTTCGATGTAAGCCTCGAGGTAGCTGGAAATAGATTCCACAAGAGATTGTTTGAAACCAGCTGCATCCTCATTAAGAGCTCTCTCGTACTTGCGTACAACGGTCTTGAGTTTGCCAGCATGGTTCTCATTGATTGCCTCAACAACCTTTAATAGCTTCTCAGAGTGGTTACGGTCAATAGCCTCTACGAGCTTCTCTACCTTAGCAGAGTGATCTTCGTCGACTTGTACCAATAAACTCTCGAGTTGCAATTTTGCACGATCCTCAGCAGCCTTGTTTACTTGCTGCTCGAATGCCTCAGATATCTGATTTAGTGATTCCTCACTAAGAATATCCTTGGTAACTTCCTTTAATTTTTCAATTAGAGCTGACATATGTTAAAAAAGTGGTTTGTTTAAAGCTGTTTTAATACGGCTTTTAATCTTATTTTCTAAGACTTGTTGTAAATATTTATTAGCCGCAGAGTAATTTTTTACTCCTACCTGCTTAATAAATGCTTTAATAAGTTGAGTTTCCATATAATTATTTAAGCTTATTGATAAAAATTAATACCTGCTCTCTTAAATATTTATCCACATCTTTGCGAGGCAGGTTACCAATAGATTTTTCAAATTTATTATAGGCCTCTTCAAGTTCACCAGCATCACTTAACACCCATTGCTTGGATTCAAGAATACCGTTAACAAATGCTTTGGGACAAGAAGGATCAGCAACAACATCAATGGCCACCAGCTTCATGTTCTTGACTCTATTCACATCTTCTTTAATAGCGTCTGGCTCTAACTGACCTAAACATCTAGTTGAAACCCCAGGTGTTACTCCATCATCAATAAGATTTTGAACAATCTTACCCATGGGGGTACTCAGAACAAGAGATTTACCAACAAAGTAATTACCCTCCTGCCTTAAATTTTGTACACTATGGCAGGCTCTTGAAAGATCTATATCCACTGTAGTTGGGTGATTTAGTTCACCTAGCGCTCTGCCTGACTTAATCATCTCATCGGAATATCTCTTTACTTCAGAGACCATTTCCATTAAGTCATAAAGGCGTCTATTTTTATTGACTTCATTGGCCATCATGAAAGGTCCCTCGATGTATAATCTTGGACCTTTTCCATCACGCAAGTTCTTCTCTTCCTTAATATAGGTAAAGCTGCCGAAGTCTGGAGTCTCAACTAATAGTCTGTGTGGCATATAGTTATAAAATTATTTATAGTAAATGTTGATATTTTTCAGGCTTTTTTATTATCCTGCAAAAAATAACGTTACTTTTTTGGAAACAATTGTTTTTCTGTTATGATTAAAAAATCGAAATTTTTTTCAACACACCATTTTTTTGCTGCCTCCCATTTGGCTAAATTCTTTGCATATGTTGTGGCTTCAATTATGAACGTCTTATCTTTTTTATTACCATGTCTTTTTGGTGGTTCGGTTTGCTTGGATGGTTTTATTTCCACCAGAAATTTCTTCACAGTGTTTTCATTTATTTTGTAAACAATACTATTGTCTACATAGTATTTGTGAAATTTATTATCCAAAGGAGACATGTAGGGTATAACAACAGACTCAGATGTCCATTCTAATACTCTTGGATTGTTATCACACCAACGGAAAAAATGCAGTTCGTAGCTGCTCCTGTAAACAGGGTCTTGTGTTCCAAGATATTTTTTCCTGTTTACAGGCTTGTAAATTCCCTTTTTATATTGACCTACTTTAAACATTATCCTACAAAGAATAATGGTGGTTCTGAATCTCCAAAGCCTGGGGTAGACTTATTAAATAATTGATTTTCTAGTTTTTCTTTTTCAGCTAAACCTTGACTCAACATGTCATTGTAGTTAACAGTTCCACCACCAAACAAACTTTGCCCTGCATACTTGCCTCTTATCTGACCTATGGCTATCTTTGTGAGCGCCAATGAGTATTGCTGTACCCAAGGCTCCATGACAATGTATTTTAATTGACGTTCTACATAACACCCAATTAACCCAAACCAACGACTAGTTACCGTTTGTATAGATGGGTCCGGTATAACTTTTAAATATTGGGTTCTAGGGTCAAAATAGAAATAATAATACTGGGTCAAAAGCTTGCTTCTGGTACTCATATACATTTGAGTAATATGCCAAGTAGTAAGATCGAAGCCATAGTTGCCTAGAGAGTAGTTAAAATATGTTTGTTGAGCCAATGATTGCTCAATAGTAAACAAAGTATTTGTACCAGTAGTTGTACCTTGTTCTACGGAAAATACATCAACAACTTTTCTGTAGTTATCTAAATCGTAGTCGAAGTTTGCTGAGAGAGCGCTCATCATAGGAGTTAAAGTAAACAATGTGTCCAGTTTAACTCCAGCATTTCGATCATATAACGCGCTATCAAAAATTAAATATTCTTCAGTATAACCTGCATATTTGGTAAACAGCTCGCAAGCCATGGAAATGTTCTCATAAACTATATCTTGAGTAACTTCCAGCTTCAGCACTGGTGCCCCTAACTGGAAGCCGATCCTTTGAGCTAATCTAACATAAGAATTTACCTTAGTATCTAAATTAGTGTTTTGATAATAGGTTACTGGGTTGCAAGGTATTGACATATATTAATTAGGTTGGTAATGCAGATGCTTCAGCTCCTGGTGCTGGTGTTGGAGCAGCGCCACCTTCTGGAGCAGTACCTGGAGCAGGACTACCTTCAGCTCCAGGTATTGGAGTAAATGCTGGAGGTGCTCCTGCGCCAGCGCCTGCACCCATGCCTCCACCACCTCCACCAAAGCCTGCGATTTGACCATCTGCAGAAGTAGTTTCAGTCTGTTTCTGTTCCCAATCAGGACCAGTATTTACTATCTGAGCCAACTCCCACTTCAATCCAGCATCTTTCTTGAGCCACTCTCTATTAGCCTTAATATCCACATCAGACCAACCCAAGTACTTCTTCATGGCAAAAGAAGTGGAAAACATTTCATTTGCAGATACTTGACCGAAGTTAGCGAACTTTAATTCAAGAATTTGGTTTTGTCTTAGTTCGTAGTAATTAGTGGGTGGTACAAACTCTAGCTGAATATCACTCTCCAGAATGTCATAGGTTTCCAGAAGCCCTTTAAGCTTCAGCTGAGTAATAAAAGCAGGTCTCATTCCAGCTGCAAATACTCTTTGCAATCTTATAATAAAATTAGCAAACTTCAGCTCTTCTCTTAAAATTGTAGCAGAGTCGTTTGTTGTATCTTCTGGATTTAATCTTGTTACCGGTACTTTAAGAGCCTTATACAGCTTCTTAATAAAGTAGTTCAAGTCATCTAATTGACCCAGATTCTGTCCAGCTGCAAGAGTTGTTACTGTAGTACCTTCTCCGCCTTGTCTTTTTGCAAACCAAAAAGCATCCATCATGGATTGTGGGTTGTAGGTTAATACAGGAGAACCATTATAAGCATCATAACTCTTTTTGCTCCAGAAGTTATTCATTAACTTCTTTAAGTAGGCCTCTGCTTTAGGCTTAGGCATATCACCAACATCTACATTAAACACCAGCCTTTCAGGTGCTCTTACTAAACGATAAATAATAATTGAATCTTCAATTAGGGATAACTGACGGTAAGCTCTTCTGGCATTCTCAATGAATGGTACTCTTATTGTTTTTGATTGATTCCAAATACCAGAATTAATATACATAACCTGGTTCTTTTCCATTGGAATTAATTCAAATTTACCAGTGGTTGATTGTCTCTTACTAGCTTCAGTCTTGGAACTACCTGCATCTGGCTTACGAAGCAAATAGCCTTTTATTAAAAGGTTTTGTACATTCTCATATACTGGATCAATTAATTCACATGGAACGTTAATAAAGCCTAGAATACCCTTGTCTGGTTCTTTTTGACTCACCACGTTTTCGAAGTAGAGCTCGCCATCCATTAGCAACATTCTAATATACTCCCAACCTCTACCCTCTAGATCTAACTTGTGTAAAAAGTTTTGTAGTTCTTTATTGATTATGGTTGTAACCTTTTCATCATGTTGAAAATTGCGAAGATTCAGCTTCACCATTTCATTATGTTCATCTTTATTAAGAAATGCGTCGCATATTTCATCCAGAGCATCAGCTACTTCAGCAAACTGAGCCATGATTC